CGTCCCAAGAAGATTTACCGTGAAAATGTAATATGAATGGATGTTTAGCTAACATAGTTTTATAACCTTTAATTGCAGCTCTAATTCTATAGTCCATATCTTCTCCTCCACAATTAGAAAATGTATGATCAAAATAACCTACTTCATCATGTATCTTATAAGGTATCCTAGCTAAATACATTTGCATGAATATCTTTTCATATAGATCTTCTTGTTTAAAATTGTTTTGATGAAAATCTACAATAGCATCTAAATATGGTTCTTTACCGATATAATCTTCTAATTGCATTGTAGGTGCAGTTGAAAAATTAGGACTTTTATACATGTAATTAACATTACAAGCAGGTATTAAAATCATATCATCTGTTTGTTTTAATGCTTCTAACCATCCCTTAGTAAATACAATATCGTTAGTTATAACTATAAAATGTTTCTTAAATTTTTTAGCTACTCTTAAACCTTTATTAAAGTTTTCAGCCCAGCTCTTAGGGTTTTTATTATTAACATATATATCTATTGGATATTCTTTTTTAAATGCGTTTGTTCCATCATTATTAACAAATACAAATATATCTCCAGATTCTAATTTAGTGTGTTTAAAGAAACTATCTAATGCTAGTTTAGAATACTGTTCTGTTATTTTAGAGCTTACAAAACAAAATACGTGATTCATATTAATTAACTATGTGGTGTGCATCCAAATCATTTCGGATAACTAGTATTAAACTATCTTCTATATTTGTTCTTGGTCTAAAATCTACTACAGTTATATTAGAAGTAAACTTGCTAGCTTCTTTTCTTAATTCATGCACATTAGACATTCCATCTATATCTTCTATTATTAATTTGCCGTTTTTATTTAGCTTCTTAAAATAGTGATTAATGAATATCTTTTGTGATTCTAATGTATGTGGGCCATCATCAATGATGATATCAAACAAAGGAAGATTAGAAGTTAATTCTTTTTTATAAGCATCTTGTATGATTGTTTTTATTCTGGGGTAAGCATCTAATCTATTTTCAGTTAGATTTGAATTATCAATTCCATAAACAATTGAATTTTTAAAAAATTCATTCCATAAAACTAAACTAGATCCATTTAGAATTCCAATTTCAAGTATGTTTAATTTTTTATCTTTTATATCCTCAAAAGCTTTATCATAATAAAGACTACAATATTTGTGTCTTGATTCTTTATCTGTTCTATATTCTGCAATATAATTGTTTTGATTAAGTATTTCTATTAATGTCATATTAATTTATTTGTCCAGGTCTTTGGAGTCTTATCATTTATAATCTCTATGTCTATGTGATACTGAAAGGCCCGTGGTCCGTGGTTCTTGATATATTCATAAGTTTTTCTAATACCTTCCTTCGTATTAGTCATTGTCTTATAACCTAGAAGCTTACGTGCTTTATCAGAGGAACACGTCGCATGCTTCACTTCTTGTGGTCTATCTGGAACATATTCAAATGCTCCGTTGAAACCAGTAAGATTGGCACACGTCTCAGCGACCTCTTTAATAGTTACGAACTCTTCATCAGGCCCGATGTTAATTACTTGGCCCACGACACACGGGTCTTCGACCATTTTTAATAATGAACTTAAACAATCATCTACATATGAGAAGCATCTAGTCTGCATACCATCTCCATAAATAATTGGAGGTTTACCTTGTAGCATTCTATTAATAAAAATAGATACGGCATTTCTAAATGGATCATCATATTTTTGATTAGGTCCAATAATGTTATGGGGAACTGCGATAACTAATTCTACGCCATGAACTTTGCACAACGTTTTTAATATTTCTTCTCCAGCAACTTTAGATATACCGTAAGGATCAACTGGTTTAGTTGGCATGTCTTCTGTGAATGGGCTTTGTTGATCTCCGTATCTTGCCATAGAAGAACAATAGATAATCCTTTTAACACCGTTTTGAATAGCGGCTGTTGCAACACCTACCGTTGCCATAATATTATTTTGCGTAATTGTATAAGGCGAAAATACAGATAGTCCTTCATGAGCTGTTGCTGCACAATGAAACAATACATCAATGCCTTCTGTAATTTTAAGCATTGCTTTAAAATCTGCACAATCTAATTTATAAAAATTATCTAGGAAAGGAATATTATCTTTATCTCCACCTAATAAATTATCTACACCTATTACTTCGTATTTTCTATTTAGAAGTTCTTTACAAATATGGGAGCCCAAGAATCCAGCGGCACCTGTGACTAAAATTGTTTTAGCCATTTTTTAATTTCTTTTTTAAAAGTTTAATTTGTTTTTGTAAATTAAATATTATTTTTTCAAGATCGTTAGGACCTTTATCTTTCATCATATTAAAATGTTTTTTCTATTTTTAATAATGTTATATTATCTATATAGGGAGTATTTATACTATTACACGAAGAAAGCAATAACAAAACGATTAGATACTTCATTGCTAATAACTAGCAATTCCATTTCCTAAGAGACTTATTAATCCTTGAATTAGGGTCTTTTGCTGTTTTTGCTGACGTTAATCTTTTTTTCATACCAGACATTCTTGCACAAAAAGACTTTCTTCTATTTGCTGCTTTTGATCCTGGTTTTAATTTAGAAGGCTTAGTAGTAACAGCCATTGATAACTTAGATCCTGGATTAGCTCTTCTATAAGATGCTATTCCTTTTTTATTTAATCCGCCTGATTCTGATTTACCTTCTTTACGTTGCCAAGCTGGAGTCATACCACCAGATGCTAACATAGCTCTACCTTGTCCTCTTAAAGCGATATCACCCATTTTCTTGTTCCTTAGATTGTGGTTTGTTAGCCATTGTTCTTGCAACGGATTCCGCACTCCTGCCGACCACATACCCTCCAAGACCTATTTGTAATAGTGTCCATACATCTCCTGGAAGAGTTATAGTTATAGAAGCTTTAAAAAAGAATAATATTACTGGTCCCAATACATAGTTCCATACTAATATAAAAATTAATACATACATTAGTAATGGTCTCCAACTAGATGCAAACCATCCAGCTTTTGCTTCTGCTTCTACAATTCTAGCAGCCGCCTGAAGTTCTTGTGTATTAGATTGTAGTAACTGTGTTTGTAATTCTGCTTTTAACTTTGCTTGTAAGTCTTTATCTGGAACTGATTTCTCAATTGTATTAAAAAGAATTTTAGCTAATGGTGCAACTGCTCCTAACATTTGTAACATATTATAATTTTTTTAAGTTTTTATCTACTGGTGGTATTTGTGGCATAGGTCCTTTTAAAGGAGGTGGCCCAAATCTTTTACCAAGCACAGGTTCTTTTTCTTTTTTAATCATTTTTTATTTTGTTTTTCTCTAGCTAATTGAATTTTTTCTTTAGCAATATTTAATCTATCATTAGATTGTCTGTCTTTAATTTCAAGTTCTTGTTGAGTCATTAAAGTATCTACTTTAAATTGAGAAGCATTTAGAGCATTGTCTGTAGTAATATTAGTTTGTTTAATTTGTAAGTCCATTGCTCTAAGATCTAGTTCTCTTTGTTTAAGAGCAACTAATGGATCTACTTTCTGTTCACCAGAAGCTTCAGCTTGTTGTAACTGTGAAGTAAGTTCAACAGTTCTTTGTGCAATCAATCCATTCATTTTAACTGTAAACATTTCTGGATTTGTTTTTGCTAACATTTTTTCTGCTGGACTTGCTGCTAATGCTTCTACAACTTCTTGAGAAGACTTTTGTGAAATATGTTCTGATATATGTCCTTGTAGTAATGCATATACAGCTGGATTAATTTGTACCATTCTTGTTTTTATAAACAATGAGTGTGCTGCTATATGTGCATCGTGATCTTGTGTTGGAAATGCTTTAGGCATTTTCATTTGTAATGCTTCCATGTTTTCCATTGCTGGATCTTTTGGAAATTTAGGTTCTTCTGGTTTTAATAATTCATCTATCTTCTGAGTCCCTAATGCAGCATAAACTCTTCTATAAGCTTCTCTAACATCATGTATCTCTGGTGCGGACATTGCGATCTTTAATGTTTCATTAGCAAGAGTTACTCTTTGTGCTAATGAAGATATGTTTGGATCAGCAACTGGTATAACATCTACTCTGTCATCAAAGTCTGTAAGTTTTACAAAACGATCTCCGCCGTGTACTGCGTATGGATATACAGGAGGTAAGTATGTTGCAAATATTTTACTTAGTAATCTAAATTCTGTTTTCATAGAGTAATAACATCGTTTATGAATAGCTGACATTACTCTTGAGCCTCTTTCTAATAATGCAATTGTAGTTCCAACTGCTGCTTGTTGGTTACCATCTCCAACTTGTAAATCCGCTATAGCTGCAAATCTTTGTCCAGCTTCAACACAATAACCCATTAATTGATAAAGAACTGTACTTGGTTCTTTAAATGGAAGTAATTGGAATTGATCTTTAATGTTTCCTCCTGGTGCATCTACATCTCTAAACTCACCTGGTTGAAATGGTTGATCATCATCTCTAATTCTTAAACCTCTTGCTTTAAATCCAGCTGGCAAATTTGCTAAAGTACCTGCATCTAATAATTGTCTTAGTGATTGAGTAGCAGATCTAGATAATCCACCAATCATATGTATTAAACCAAAACCATAGAATCCTAATCCTGGTAAAAATTTAAAGTGTACAAAGTAATCTTTTCTAATTTTTAATTCGTCTTTCTCATCCCAGTTTCTATAAATAGATAAAATCTTTTGTGAACCTTCATCAACAGTTACAATATATGGAATCTTAACATTTTTATCTTTATTGTTAGATGTTTTTTCAAATTCACTTAAATCTAAATCAACATGCATTTCTAAAATATTAAATTGGAAATCTATATTATTACCTGAAGAACTAGTTCCTTCTAATTCATCATACTTCTTTTGAATATCACTTTCATTAGGATTTGTTTCTTGTAATTCTATATCTCTATAGAAACCAGCTTCTTGTTTTTTAAGAATATCATTCTCAGACATCTTAACTATATGCGTAATTCTTTCACATTCTTTTAAATCAGTTGCATAGTAAGGAACTACTAAATCTTCTGCTGGTATAAACTTAGATACTGCACGGCCCATAATCTCATCATAATAAATTTTTTTAAATGCAGATCCTGCTAATGGTAAATAAAATAATAACTGATCAAACTCTGGAGTATATTCTTCCATTTTGTCCATTAACATATAGTTCATAAAATCTTCTACACGTTGTGCTTGATTCTCGACTTCTTGTGTATCTTCTCCAATAACTTGGCTTCTTACTGGACCTGATGATGGTAATAATTCTTTATAAGCTTGTGCTTGAAATTGTGTAACTGCTTCTGCAAGTAATGGATGTGTTACTCCTGATGCTCCTTGGAAAGGCCTTGTCTGATCTCTGTATCTAAATCCTAATAGATCTAAACCACTAACATAACCCTGTTCCCAATCTTGTCTAGATTCTTTATCTCTTTTGTAATCATTTATTAATGTATAGGCAATCTTACCCAACATTCTATCATCCATGTCTTCTGCGAGGTTGCGATAGAAATCTTCTTTAGGTTCTTCTTGAACTGGAGGCTCTTGTCCTTCAACCTGAATATCTACAGGTTCTGCTGGAACAGACATATCTGTCTGCACAGTAGAAGGATCTATTTCTCCTATTGGATTGTTATCTTCTATTGCCATAGTTTAAAATAATTTAGTCGGTCTACTTCTTGCTAACTTATTACCTCTAGCTACCACAGAGCCACCTTTTTGCAAAGCAAAAAATCTTGGTGAAGATTCTCCTTTTGCAGAAGCATCAGACATTGTAGTAGTTCTTGGTTCATTAATACTTACTTGTCTAGGAGAAGAATTTAAATTTGTATTAGTGGGTGTAACTACTCTACCTTTAAATTGATTAAGTAATCTTCTAACTAAAGAATTCATTAAAGCCATATTGTCTCCTAATACATCTTAGTAACTTTTCTTCTGTCACCCATTATTTTTCCACAACCTTTAGCAATTAAACCGCCTCCCTTTAATTGTTTAAATGTAGGTTCTTCTTTAGAAGGTTCAACACTTTGTGTATTAGATTCTTTATCATTATAATAATTAGATATAAGTTTTCCACCTACTCCTAAATTTCCAGTTACGTCTCTTGCTGTTTTAGATTTTTTTAAAAGTTTATCTGCACCCATACCAATTAGTGGAGCAAGTCCTTTTTTTACAGCTTCAACTGCTAATCCCAAAAAAGCTTTTTTTGGTTTTTTATTTAATTTAACTTTTCCACCGTGTGAATAATACATAGTATCTTCTGGAGTTTCATAAGTAGGTTCTGTAGTTTTTCTACCTGTACCATACATAGTGTCTTCAGTTATAGGAGGTTTGTCTGCTTGTTCGTAGAAACCTTTTTTAAATTCGTTACGACTTGTATAAGGATCTTTATCTTTAGATTTTTTAGTAGGCATTAAAACACACCTTTAAATTTTGTACCTCTAAGTGCTATTCCTTGTCCACGGACCATGCCACCTTCTTGTAATGCAGCACCCATACCAGCAGTAGCAATTCCACCACCACGTTTTTTCATTGGCTTAGATTTACCAGCTTCTGATAATGCAATAGCAATTGCTTGCTTAGGATTCTTTACAATGGCTCCACTTTTGCCTGAATGTAATTTACCTTTTTTAAATTCTCTCATGACTGTACCAACTTTTTTCTGAGCCTTAGTCATACCACCTTTTTTCATCATGTACTCTTGTCCTGATTTTAAATTATCATCTTGAAGTTCTGTGGCACCCATAGATGCTTTAGTACTCATAGATGGTTTTCTTTTTGATTTTTTCATATAGATCTCCTAATAATATTTATATTCTTTTGGCGGACGCTCCTCTTCCATATAATCCATATATGTACTAATAAAGCTACCTTGTCGGTATCTTAACACGGCCTGAGTAGTACTGTCCACATAATCATCATACTGTCCATGGGGAAATGCAGCACATTCCTCAATAACGTCCATAGCAAACTTTTCGCCTTCTGGATAATAAACATTACCAGCTTCAAATAATGGAGCACATGAATTAATCCTAGTAAACTTATCATTTCCTTTGTTAGGGCTAAAATCTACAGCAGGTATACCAGCTCTTCTAAACTCTTGTAGTAATGGCTGACCAGAAGCTTTGGCTTCAATAAGTACTGTTTCTGGTTGCCAGTATTTATATTGTTCAAATGCTATGTTCTTTAATTCTGGGAAATCAAACTTACCTTTAATAGCATCTAGTAATATCATTGCATATGGTTGATCTTCCTTAGGTTGAAATATACCCCACGTAGTAATAGCAGAATAATCGGCAGTTTCCTTTTTACTAAACGCAGTATCATAACTTTGTATTACGTGATGTAGATTTGGAATGTCTTCGTACTTCCACGGCTTCCACCATTCTCGTTTTATAATTGCACCTTCCTCAGATGTAGGATTCTGCATGTATTGAGCAGACCAGTTCCTAATACTTAACGAAGCTTTTACCTTTTCTAATTCTTCTAGGTTCCAATACTCTGGCCACACAGGGGATCCTGAATCTAAAATTGCTGGAAATGAAATTAATTTCCACTTGTCTGCTTTAGGTTCAGACTGAGCCTTGATCAATCTACCAGTAAGGTCATCTTCAGCCCACCTAGTCATAACTAACAATATAGAACCACCTGGCTGTAAACGTTGTCTAGGTCCTGATAAATACCACTCGTATGATCTCTCCATAGCAGTATTGGATAATGAGTCTTGCTCTGTATGGGGATCGTCAATAATTAATAAATCTGCACCACGGCCTGTAATGGAACCACCAACACCAGCAGCATAATACTCACCGCCGTGATTTGTTTCCCAACGTCCCTTTGCTTTAGAATCTTCTCTGAGCCTCACGTCACCAAATATTTGTTTATACTGTGGTGAATCAATTAAGTTACGAACCTTACTACCAAATCTTCCAGATAAC